CTACCACTACCAGAACCGCTACCTAAACCCATATATAAACCTATAAACATTAAACTACAACCTAAAACAAATACAATAGAGGAACGCAAATTGAAATTTGCTTCCACTCTCGAACCTTTCCAAAAATTATATCCTAAACAAATGCTATCTGATTTTTACAAATATTGGGGCGAACTCAATAAGTCAGGAACGAAATTCAAACAGGAACTTGAAAAGACCTGGGATTTGGAAAGAAGACTTGAAATGTGGGCAAGACGTGATAAAGACTTTAATAAAAATCAAACAACTCATTCCGGCCCTCTGGCCTTTTCTTCCAAAACAATTAACAAATGAAACAACCAGAACTTGAACAAGTCATCCTCGGATCAGTCATAATTGACCGGGATGCACAGATTGAATTTTTCGCCCTTGTGAACTCTGCTGATGTATTCACAGAGGATAAGCACAAAGCGATTTATCAGGCTCTAAAAGCCCTCTATGATAACAACCTACCCATCGACATTTTGACGATTGCAGAGTGGGCTAAAAAGGCCGGAAATTATAAGGCCATCGGTGGTGGGAAGACATTGGCACAACTGTCTTTTAAGATTGCATCAGCTGCCCATTTCAGCATACACATCCGCTACCTACTGGAAGCCTACGTAAAACGAGGAATAGGATCATTTGCACAACAACTACTGACCTCGTCAGTCAATGATGTGGATGATGTCTTTGAACGGGTCGCAAAGGTTCAAACTGGATTGGAAAACCTAATCAACCAGGTCATCATTAAAGACGAAAAAAGCATCTCCGAAACCCTGCGTGAAATCAGGGAAAAATGGGAAATTGAAAACATCTCAGGACTTGCAGGTATGTCAACTGGATTACTTACCCTTGACAAGGCCACAGGCGGCCTTGTAGACACGGACTTGATTGTTATGGGTGCAAGGCCCGGTCAAGGTAAGACGGCCTTCCTGATGAGCCTTATACAGTCCTATTGCAAGCGAGGCATTCCGGTTGGGATGTTCAGCCTTGAAATGGGCCAAGTTCAACTGGTTCAAAGGTTGCTCTCGATGGAGTCAGACGTTTTCGCCTATAAAATCCGAAATGACAAATATGATAATTACGACCGCCAACGACTTTATGATGCCGCATCGAGAATCGACAAATGGCCCTTGTACATCAATGATGAAGCCGGAATGACCCTGAGACGATTGCGGACAAGGGCGCACATCTGGAAAAAGCAACACGGCATCAAACTGCTCTGCGTTGATTACCTGCAATTGATGTCAAGTGACAACAAGAAAGGCAACCGTGAATCTGAGATCAGCGAGATTTCCAGAGGACTTAAGATTTTAGCCAAAGATTTGCAAATTCCAATCATTGCCCTTTCGCAATTATCCAGAGCCGTTGAAGCCCGTCAAGACAAGATGCCGCAACTATCCGACCTGCGTGAGTCTGGAGCGATCGAACAAGATGCAGATTCAATCTGGTTCTTGATGCGACCGGGTTACTATCCGCAATTCCGTGAATCCAGAACGACAATGGTCGAGGGAGATGAATACGAAACGGAAAACCTATGCATACTTTCAATAGCTAAATTCAGAGCAGGTGAAACGAAACTACTAGCGTTAAAATGGGATTCGAACATTATGAAATTTTCAGACTATGCATCAACCACTTTCTAAAGATAAATGCATCCAGATTCAACCCTTTGTCAATGCGTTGCACAATCGGGTAAAGGATCAGACGGTCACCAAGATGGACATTTCGATATTCATAACCCTGGTTAAAGACATCTTGAAAAATGATAAACCAGAACAAATCCGGTAACGGTAATTCAAAGGACATCCGGTTGATTGAACAGATGATTGAATCTGTCATCAGGAAACGGGATCACCACTACGACAAGGCCAAAACATTAAAGACCAAAAGCCAGATTCAGGAACACAAAGCCAATGCTGAATTTTACGATTCACTATTCTGGATTCTAAAAGACCACAAACGACTAAAAACCAAAGAAATAAGCTATGCAAGTCTACCAAAAGAAAACTAAAAACATGATTGATTATTCGGGCAACCAGAAAATAAGCTTCATGATTGCAGATGACCAATTCGACCGATATTTGAGGGCATTGGGCCATTTAAACCGTTCACAGTTGATGCGTGATCTATTGATGAAGGCGGTCCGAGAAAAAGAGTTGGAAAAAGTTTTTGAAGAAAATTCTAACTTTGATAGATGAAACACACATTGCTATTTATCATTCTTGCGCTTGTCTATCTTACAGGATGCAACAAGCAAATGCCTGAAAGGGCATCAGCCACCACCGATTCAACATTCATTGCGCCCGATCTTGGCGATGATGAAGTTGAAGTGAACGAGGATCATCCACGTTACCTTTCACGGGGTCAGGCTGAACCCAACTTCTGGGACCCCACTTATAAGTCAAAAAAAGTAATGAACGTCTACATTGAACTGGATTACTCTTTGACAACCGCATGGGGCGTGAATGCCGATGCCAATCTGCAAAGGCTGTGCAATTCATCGTCTCAGATATTGGAGCGTATAGCAGGGCCAAAAATCAATCTGGTGAAAGTGAAGAAATGGACAACGCCTGATCCATATGCCATCTATCCCGATGCAATGAGTGTCTTATCTAATTGGGGCAATGCTAATCCGTTGAAAAAAGACACCTTCAATGTCTTCATATCCGGGAAGAATTTTGGCGGTATTGCATACATCAGCCGTGAAAACGTAACGTCTGCCAGATATTCCGTTTGTGGATTTGGAACAGCAATACCCGGAGATGGGGAGTTTTACACCTATCCGGTGTATTGTTTCACCCATGAACTGCTTCATAACTTGGGCATCTCACACACGCAAAACTGTTGTGCATGGAAGAGTCAGACAGGTGTATCGTTGGGCCGTCTGGATAGTTGCTATTCAGCCGAGATTACCTGCTCACCAACACCAGTCAATTGTTCAAGCACGACAAAAAGAATGGCAGGTGGGTTGAATAGTTATTGCCATTTATATAGTACAATGCAGTATACCCTGCATCCTGTTGTTGTCCCCGTACTGCATAAATCATTGTTCTACTCCAATCTGCCGGATTATTCAACCAATCCACCTCCTCCACCACCACCATCCGGAACTAACACTTTTAGCATTGCCGGAACGCCATATCAGCCCGGATACACAAGAGCAGACACGGCAAAAGCTGTTGATGGCAACGAGGCCACCAGATGGCTCACGGCAGGGGCTACAACGCTGACATGGAATTATGCTCAGGCAGTAACACGGACGCAGGTTTATTTGAGTTCAGGATTCCAGACTGGAAGCCCTAACCAGACATTGACTCTGACTGTTGATGGCGTGAATGTGCCTTTGGGATTTGACAAGAAAATTAAGTTCACTAAGGCCATCAACGTAACCGGAAAGCGATTTGTTTTGACTACAACAGGAACAAGTAATATCAGTAGAATATTTGAAGTTAGTTTGAAATGATACCTAATGACGGCCCGGAAAGACGGGCAAACGGTGGAGGGGCGTAATGAGGCAAGGAGGCCGAGGCCCGTGTGGTTGCTATTTCGGTTCGATTCCGGACTCCACCGCTTATATGGGTTGAAAAATAAAATGCCTCTGCCATTGGTGGGGGCTTTTTTACTCAACCTTTGTCGGTGGTTGGGATTCGATCCGATTCCGTTTTTTGACCAAATCCCAAAATCCTGTAATAAACTGACCTAGTACATAGATCAGGATGGTATCGGACTTGTCTATTTTTTCGAACTTATAGAGCCATCCTAAGCCGAATAGAAGCCCTGCCGTCATCAGAGTGACAACGGCAAAGGTTATCGCCTCCATCCACCTCTGGAAGGTCATTAAAGACCAGGAAAGAGTCCCTTAATCAGACCGCCAATAAACCGACCTCTTTTCTCTGCTCTCTCTGATTTTGGCCCTTTCGCCAAATTGACTGAATCGAGATACTGAACGCACAAGGCCAGATCATGAATCTGATGAGCCAATGAATCATTGTTATTCTGCAATACCTGGATTCTGACCGACTGAACCAACATCAATGAATCAACCTTCCGGTCAATCTTGGTTCGTTTCTGAATATTGGACTGAATTTGATATTCAATTCCACCAAGGCCCATTGCAAGGACCGATAAACCGATGATAACGTATTTCATAAAATTGATTTGATAAATTTTAAAAATCTATTCCAAAGCGATAACCTGCGTTGCCGGATGGCATCCCTTGCAATCAAAGGTTTAATCTGTGTTTCCCATTCCGGCTTACTCACATCCCTGACACGTTTATAGGTGTCCAAACTAGCATTGAAGCAACGCCAAACAAGCAGGATGAGCCAACCGTGATAGAACAAGAAACCTTCGAATGATGAAAAACTTATATTCACATCAGCAAGTGAATACATCATTCTCATCGACCAATACGAGCATTGATCACCAACGGCATGGAAGCTATCCTGCCGCAGGTTGCAAACGAATGTGGTTAGTATCTTCATTATTTCGACCAGATGACGTGTGAAGGCAATGCAGGATCACAGTCAACGTGAATCCATGATTTATAAATACCAATCCGGTTAAACCCGACCGCCTGAAGAGAGCAGAGAATCCGATAACCTTCTGTGCCTGACGAATACCCGATGTCAGCCGCCCAACCTTTGGTATGGCTTGAATTCGGTTCACCACCGATTGCCTTGTTATGAGCCGGAGTCCGATAACCTGAATTAATCTTGAAAGGAATTCCGCAAAGATCACGGGCCTTGTCAAGTTTGAGCAAAAAGTCAGGTTGCATCTGAGACCCAGAACCAGGTGCATCTTTTGAATCAAATTCTGCAAGTGTGAAATGTTTCATTTGTACCATTTCACAAAGGTTATTCAAAAAATTATGTAATCAAAACGCCATGTAAATCAAAGGGATAAAAAATAATTGAAAAATATTTTACATTTCTTTTCAAATATGTTTGCAGAATTAAAAAGTAGTTGTACTTTTGTCCCGTCATCAAATAGATGACAATAGCGGCCCGCTAATCAGGGTTAACTTTTTTAAGTTATGTCAGTTTCTCCTCTTTCTTTTTCTTCTTCTCGTTCTGGCTTCAATGCTTATTTAAAAGCATTAGGAATTAATCCGACAGATAAAACATCTGTATTGATGTTCTCAATTCCATTTGAGCAATTCAAGTCTTTAGACAGAAGGACTATTGACGAGAAGATCGAAGAAGCCGGAAGTGAAGCTGAAAGACTTCATGATGTTTACATCAAGTCCTTAAAGGAAGGTAGAGAAGCTGATGCAGAATTTGCATTATCAGGATGGAATCGTAGAGCATCTGAGTTCTTGAAACTTATCCGTGAGAAGTATAAAAATTAATCTAATCAAACCAGGGCTTCGGCCCCTTATTTTCAAACAATCAAACAAAAAATAATCATGCAAAATTTCATTCCATTCATCGTAAAAATCAACAAAACTGCCAACACATTGGAAGTTCTGAAATCAGCCGGAGACAAAGCCTTCGGCAATCCAGAGGCCGCAATAAAATTCTTAGGCGGTCTACCTAACGATTGTCAATGCATCTCATCCGGTGACTATCGCCAATTTAAAAAATCCGGATTTACCATTACACGTAACGATTTAATCAAATAACATGGAAAATTTACAACCTTATCAAATCGCTCAAGAGTCGATTCAAAGAACTGGACGAATGAATGTTTTATTCACATCACGACACAGTCAGCCAGTAAGAGCCTGGTTGACGGCAAGAGAGCCGCATCCGCAAGTGACTCCATACGACTTCTACCTGAACACCTCATATGGGTTCAAGTGTACTGTAAGTTTTGCTGATAAATGGTATCCAGGTATTCAACCAATCTTCTGATGCCTAAAGGAATCCCAAAAGACGGCCCTCGTAAAGCCGGATGCGGTCGCAAGTCTGGAGAGCCAACCACGACAATCGCATTCAGAGTTCCGGTTGTCGAAAAGGAAAGATTGAAAATCCTGATCGGCAACATGGTTGATGAATATCTGGAAAACAAAAAACAAGACCCTCTTAATTGAGGGTTTTTTTATATTTGCGAAAACGATTTCACTATGCCGCTAAAAAAAGGAAGTTCAGCTAAAACCATTTCATCCAACATCAAATCAGAGATGAAGTCCGGAGTTAAACAAGACCAAGCAGTTGCAATTGCTCTTTCTGTTGCTCGGAAAGCAAAAAAGAAGAAAGCAAAATAGTTGGATATGACTCAAAATTTGCCGGATGAATTTTGCATTTTAAATGCATAATAGCATGGTCTTTCTTATTCATAATCAGTAAATTATCAATTGAATTATTGAATTTTTTACCATCAATGTGATGGACAATTTCTACTGAATCTAAAGGTCGGCCCAAAATAATTTCTGCAATTACTCGGTGAGTTGAAAATCGTACTCCGGATTTATTAACTCTTTTGTATTCACCACCATCAAAATCAATTTTTTGGTATTGTGCATAACAAGAAGAACCACAAAATTTTTTATGTCCTAACCTGGATGGTGAAAGGTAAAAATCTGAACCACATTGTAAGCACTTTTCACTAACTCCTTTAAAATTAATTGGTTTTACGCCTTTCATTTTAGGAACAGTAATGGCATGAAGAATGTGAACTCTATTTTTTGCCAAACACTTTCGTGAACAATACTTTGTAATTTCGGCCCGATATTTTGGAACAGAATATTCACTTGAACATTCAATACATATTTTTTTAACTTGCATTCTCAAATATAGCAATAATTTACCAGAAACAAACCATTGCTATTGATTTATTTAAAAGTCAAAAAGACATGGCTGAGAAGAAGTTTAAGAAAACGATAGGGGACAAGACCGTCAAGTTCGGGGCAAAGGGTTATTCCATCGCACCCGGCACGGCTAAAGGTGACTCCTATTGTGCCAGATCAGCCGGAATCAAGAAGTGCAAGAATCCACCATGTCCGAATGACCTCAGCCGCCAAGCGTGGGGATGCGAGGGCAAGAAATCAGTTAAATCAAAGGCAGTCAAATTTAAACGAACGTAATTCAAATCATTTACCGTGAGAACGGCACTACTTAAATATTTCAACTATGCCAGCAGGAAGGCCCACAAGCTATGAGGAACGCTTTTGCGATTTACTTATTCAACATATGGCAAAGGGGCTTTCTTATGAGTCTTTTGCAGGATTTTTAGGCGTTTCTAAGCAAACCATTTACGATTGGGAAAAAGCAAATCCCGAATTTCTTGACTCCAAAAAAATAGGGGTTGAAAAATCAAGGCTATTCTGGGAGCAACAAGGCATTGATGGATTGTTTGATACAAAGGAATCAACCAAAGAAGAAGACGGGTCTTGGAACACCAAAGAACGCAAATTGAACGCCTCTATCTGGATTTTCAACATGAAAAACAGATTTAAGGAAGAATGGAGAGACAAGCAAGAGATCGAAACAACACCGCCAGAACTTACTGTTCGAATAACCGGACCAGAACCACCAGAAGAAAAATAGTTTGTTTGCTAACTTTTCCCCGAAATAAATTAGCAAATGAATTACGAATTTCAACGTCAATTTTGGCTGCAATGGTACTGGCCTTTCATCGAAACCCTCTACACGAAGGAGGGCCACTACGGCACAAGGCAATCAGCCAAAAGCCACAACATTGCCAGAAAGCTAATCTATCATAGTTTTCAGCCTTACCAGTTCAATGTGATTCATTCCAGAAAGGTCTATTCCGACATTGAAGGTTCAACTTTTACTCTGCTCACTAATCTGATCTACAAGAACTTCAAGAATGATTTCATCATCCGCAAGAATCACTTTGAGATCATCAACAAGCACACGGGTAATTGGTTCAGAGGTCTGGGAATGGACAAGGCTGAAAAGGGTAAGGGTGTGGAAGGGGCGAACATTGCCTGGTTAAACGAAGCCAATCAGTTTACACGGGAAGATGTTGATTACATCGACACAACTCTTCGAGGGGAGACAGGCGTTCCCATATCGCTAATAATGGACTGGAATCCTGAATCAATCAATCATTGGCTGAAACGTGAAGTTGACGAGAACAAGGATAAACCCGATTGCCTGTTCCACAAGTCAACCTTCTGGGACAATTACACCATTGACCGGGAAGCCCTACACGAACGCCTACTCAGGATCAAAGGTCATGGGATGGAAGGCGAGAGAAGGTATAAGGTTTGGGCGTTGGGCGATTGGGGTGTTGAGGACATTGATTCGACCTTTGCCTATTCATTCGAGGCCGACAAGCACGTTATCAAAGGCAAGATCAACATTAATCCTCAGTTTGAAATATACCTTTCATTTGACTTCAACGTAACCAACACCTGTGGTGTGTACCAGTTCCTCAAGAACGTAAAAGGCCAGAAATACTATGCCACCATCAATAAGATTAAAACCTACAGAATTGGTGATCTGAAAATCCTCTGTGAAACGATCCGGGCTGAATTCCCAAAAGCAAAGTTCATCATCAACGGGGATGCATCCGGGCAGAACAAATCAGCCTTTACATCGGATAATATCTCAGCCTACACGGCCATTAAATCACATCTTCAGTTGAATGATATGCAGATTCAGGTCGCACCTGCTAACCCGTCACACATTCAGTCCAGGGTCATCACTAACATGGTCTTGCAAAGGTGTAATGTCCGAATTGCTGAAGAAAATGATCTGCTTATTGAGGATTTAAAACAAGCACAGGTCGACCGAAAAGGAAGCCTTGATCCTTGGAAGCTGAAGAACCCGAACCTATCGCACAGTCTGGATGAGTTCAGATATTTTGTTTTCACTAATTTTCACGAAATTGCAACCGATTACGAAATTGATTGAACAAAATGAACTGCTGCAATACGTGTTATTCCATCTGTGATCCTCTTATTTCCTGCTTTGAGGATTTGATTATCTACGTTCCAATTGGATACCTGGAGGACCAGATCAAAGTCAGGATTACAAACGGGCAGAATCATGTCACCTATCAGACCTTAGATGTCCTCGGTGGTACTCACGTTGAGATCAATGTTGAAACGGCAGCAATCCCGGAAAGTTTCTTTTCGCCTTATGGTGGGCCGTATGAAATCCGGTTCTTGAATCCATCCTTGCAGGAATTGAATTTTGTTGCAATTGACGGAAAGATGTATAATTGCATTTCATTCAATATTGCGAACGGATCGACAGACGAAACCGTTGCTTTCGTGAATGCCTTTTACAACGAACTGCCGGAAGGTTACTGACATGAGAATAGTTAACGGTCTTAAAGTATTCACCCATGACGAGGCGGTTGATATGCTGAATCAGGATGAACCGAAGCCAGACAACGACACTAAATCAGCGTTTAAAATCTTATTGATTCTTGCAATCGTTGTCATTTTCGCAATCCTTTTCTTTTAATCAACCATGACAAACTATGAATCAAATTGTGGCGGCAAGCGGAGAGGGTGCTGCATTATTATGCCTGTTTCAGATTGCGATTCTGTCAGCAATGCTATCATTGTTCTTCGACTATTTAATGGATCATATGCCGCCTTTCCAATGGTATCTCAGCCAGTTAAGCCAACTGCCCGAAAACATCGCAAAGCCCCTCGGTGAATGCCTTTTCTGCTCTGGTGCATGGCAATACCTTATCATCTCAATATTTATTTTTAATCAACCTTTATGGCTTTCAATATTTGGCCTTGGATTAAATCACGTCAGCCTCAAACTTCTGGCATACTTACGCAGCAAGATCAACCTGTAACACCTCAATACAATGGGACTGCCGACCGGAAGCATTGGGATAAGATCAAGTTTGCGTTTCGTTCTGGTGACAAAAACTACTTCTGCTTCGGTCACGACATCAACATTCCTTACGAGAGAATGCACGCAGCCATTGACATCTACCGTGAGTTGGATGCGGCAGTTAATCCGGTATACCTGGATAGCCATTGCAAGGCCGTTGATGCCGTCTTGGAATCCGAGAAGATTAAGACCAACAAGAAACTAATTGAGATCGGTATATTAAACGCCAGACTCAAGGAACGCAAAGAACTGG